TTATACCTGAATGCCTTAGTCCGTAAGGACGACCACAAGGCTTCAACCCAGCACAATAGCCAGAGAACTAAACCGCTCTGGCTTTTTTTGGCCTATAGGTTAATCCCAACGGAGACAACATGGTCGATTCATCAAAAGTTACTCACGCTAGTCCCAGTAAAGACGTTGAAAAAAAAGCCGCTTTAAAAAGTAAAAGCTCTCGCAAGACTTCAGACGTAGAAGTGGATGGCGTTACTTACTACACCTCTGCTGTCCTTGAAGATTCCTTGTTCGACATCAATGTTGGCGACTCTCGCTTACGCCCCTCGTGGGATACAGAACATAAGTATCCTATCTGGGCAGTTCCAAGCAGCCTTAAAGCTCAGTTCTCTCGTCATACCTTTGTGAAGATGGGTCGTATCATCCAAGTAGCAGATTAATTACTAAACTTCGAGGGTGTTTTTGTGTCAGTAACTAGCTCCAATCCCAACATACGCGATCAATACTCGCCCTTAGAAGACCTGATCATTAAAGTCCTACGGCGTTATGGTGAGTTTCACCCTTCCTCTGTAGATGGTGAAGTCTCTCTTATGATGATCGACTTTGCTAACTCCGTACTGCTCGACTACAACACCCATCCGTACCGATCTGGTGATACTGAGATATCAGACTACATTGCACTGCAAGAAGCCCGTGATCTGCCAGACGAGATCGTTATCTCTGGCCTTATCTACTACTACGCAGTACAGCAGATGTCTCAAAAGATGCAGGCTTATCGTCAAATGTACTTCGACAATCTACATCGGATTACTTACCACAATAAGTTTGGTAACAAGCCCATCACAATACCTAAGTTTGAGTAACTATGTCTTCCTTTAAGTCGCCTTCAGGCGTACAGCTAAACTCATTTCTTTATCGGAACTTCCGAGGAATAGATTCCTCTCGTGATATTGCAGCTTTAGAGAATGGAGAAGCGCAGCACCTTATTTCGCTTAACAATGGTTATGCAGATTGGCGTGGCGTTATCAATATGGATCGAGGTGCTTCTCGACATGTTCTCGCATACGGATCAGTGGAAAATGTTCGCTGGTTTGGTCGTGACAATGCCGTATGGGTAGAGAAAAACGCAGCAGGAAAGTCATTTGTTTCTGATAAGGGCCAGAGAAAAGAAGAAGTCTACGCAGCAGATGCCGTAGTTTCGACCACAGTGTTTGATGGCGAGGTAGTCTTTGCTACTCAGTCCTCACCTATCTATCACTTCAATGGATTCACATGGAAGCGTAACGAGTCTGCATCAAATGCAGACCCAGCATACATCTGTACTGTATCTGGACGCTTGTGTTTGTCAGGAATGACAGGATCGGCAACTGCTATCTGGCTATCACGTCTTGAAAACCCCATGATTATGCCGCCTGATGAGGATGCCCAATCAACTCAGGTAGATAAGGCTATCTATATAGACATTCGTAACGTGGTAGGTTCAGCAGAGACAGTCAAAGGTCTAGGACGATTCGAGTCTTCTCGACTAGCTGTATTCACTGAAGACAGAACACTTGTCTATAACATCTCCCCGAACTACGAGAACATTAAGCTCGACTCGTCCATTCAGATCGGTGTAGGTACTATCTCGCACAATACGATTGCAGAAGCAGGCTCAGACCTTATCTTCTGTTCTCGTAATGGCGTACACACCATTAAACGATCTAAGGAAAACGGGGTTACAGTTTATCCTGTTCCGATGTCGGCTAAGATAGAAGAGATATACAGGTCTTTCGTTAAGTCTGTTCGCAACCCAGAACAGATTAATGCGTTCTTTGATCAGGATGAGAACCAATACCACATCTTCTTCCCTATGACGGACAAGCTTTCTCGCAGATTAACCTTATCTCTTAACCCTCTCGATGCCGATAACAACACATGGTCATCATCCGACTTCCTTAATGCTCGATGCGCTTCAGTTCTGGGTGGTCGTGTGCTTCTTGGAACGGCTGGCGGTGTGTGGGAGTTAAAGCAGTACGAGGATAAAGTGATGAAGACACCTAAGATGACGATAAACACGCCCATCTTATGGCACGAGTCCATCAACACAGTCAAAGAATCCCACTCGTTTATCCTTCAAGCTTCTGGCAAAGGCATTATTAATGTCGAAGCCTTTGATGAAGTCGGACGACAACTAAGCAACATTCGTTATCAAATAGAAGATGACGTAAGAAATGATCAGTTCCCTGAAAATCCAATGCGACTCGAATATGAGCGCAAGTTTGAACATCGTTATAAGGGTGTTCAGTTCCGATTCAATGTCGAAGGTGATGGACTAGTCAAGGTCATCGGTTTCGCTGTCAACACGAGGAAAAACTAATGGCTCGCTTACGCCAACAACACGCACAAAATTACGTTTCATCATCTAACGTACACACCGAATTTGAATCCATCGTCCGTTACCTAAACAGCGCAGAGCGTGGTAACAAAACCTTCGGTGAACTCTTCGCAAAACTATTCAATACAGAAGGTGAAGTTAACCTTCCTGTTGAGTTTCGATTAAATACTTTAACGGGTATTGAGGCTCGTGTTGGTGCAGGATATTCAGGAGAGGAAGGCTGGACTAGCGTAGCCACCCTAGCAGATGTTCGTGGTGCTTCTGGTTCTAACGTAGGAACCATTGAAGGTGCGTTATTCTTTAACCGCCAAGACATTGTATCAACGGCAGATCAAACCGCTTTCCCTTATCCCTTAGACGTAAACATGTCTAGTAAAGCCCTTGTCTTCTTGAATGGAATTCTAGTAAAAGAATCATTCATAACCCTAGACTACACTAATGGTAATGTTGTTCTTGCAACCGCAGCAGCACTTGATGACTTGGTGACGATCTATTCAATTCGCTCTCAGTCAGTGACCAACTATCGCCGTCTTGATTTTGATGTAACTTCTATCCGCTCTCAGGTTCCCTTCTCGCACACTTCAGACGAAGAAGTGGTGGTTTATAAGAACGGCATCTTGCAGCGTATCGGTGGTTCATTCGACTACAACAAAGATGACACTTTGGATGTAATCACATTCACTACTGACTTGGTTACTGGTGACGTAGTTAACGTCTTGACAGTTGAGAACAGTACAGTAAAAAACGTCCAAGGCATCATGCTTGAAGATGAATACACAACAGCAGATGGATTCATTAACTTCTCCAAAGTAACTGTAGAAGATGACGCGATTTCTCAATCTAAAGTAGTCGGCCTAGTTTCTGCTCTGGCTACAATGGGAACAGTGATCGTTTCTGAAACAACGCCTCTCAACCCATTGTCTGGTTGGTTGTGGGTAGACATCTCTCAAGCTATACCTAATCTTCGTTTCTACCAAGGAACAGAGTGGATCAACACTAAGGAAGACGTTGACCTTCCTTCGATTACTATTGGTGATGTGAACAAGTACCTCGCAGTTAACGAGACAGCCGATGGCTATGTATACCGCCAGCTAGACTTCACTACAGTTGTTCCAAAAACTTACATGGGTGCTGCAAACGGCGTAGCTTCTCTCGACTCTGCTGGTAAGGTTCCAGTTGCAGAAATTCCCATCCTCTACTCAGCTCACTCAATCTCAAGAGAAGTATCTAGCACAGTTAATAACCAAGACTATTTTCTAATGAAACTGTGGAGACAGAAAATACGGATTGATGGACTCTCTGCAAAGCTAAGTTCAGGAACCTGCCAAGTGCAAATCACAATAGATGGTGTTGGTGTTGGTGATACACACTCAATTTCTTCTGGAGGCCAAGACCTTGTTATAGACCCCATCATCGAAATAGATGGCGTGGTTTCATCCAAGCGTATTGGAATAAACGTAACCTCAACTTCTGGCGCAAACGACCTTCAAGTCGCAATCGCAGTTGCATCCTCGGTGATCTAATATGTCTTATGGCAAGCCCAATAAAATATCTTTCACAGGTTCAAGCTCATCTCCCAAAAGAACAGGAGGTCGCTTCGGTGACTCTCTTATCGCATTCATGTCGCCAGAACAAAAGACGATGCTGGAGCAACAAGGCGCGACAGGAACGATTAACCCAGATACAGGCTTGCCT